GCCTTGTAGTATGTTCCTAGATTACCTCCGGGATCATCTTTGATTACCACACGGACAATGGGTGCAGTAACCTCCTGTGCCTTCGATGGCATGGCATATAGTGCCGCACCAAAGATAAGAGCCAGTGCTAGGAATGTTCCAATAAGGGGCTTCATTATGCATCTTCTTTCTTCCAGAGATCACCATCAATCTCCAGATAACCTGTTGACATATTATATTTGATATCATTAACAGTAACACTTTGGTGTTCCATCATCTCGCCGTCTTGGACACCTTGGTATTTCAAAAACTCTTCAAACAATTCTACTGGTAATTCTACTTTGAACTTGTTATTAGTCATCATAAACATCACTCAACGTCTCAAGGACGTCTTCATCAATATGGCCATTATCGTAAAGGATCGTAAATACCTCCTGCGGGGTTAGATCAAACTTCTCAAGGAGATCTTCAAAGTGTTCACTCTCGAGTGCCAACGTGATGAAATCTTCAATCTTGTTCTTCTTCATAGATTTCATTCGTCCTCATTTTGCTTCTCTTATAATCTTGTTTTCTACTGTCAACCACCTTGAGGGAGAAGGCACCTTTGAAGTCACCTTGATCCTTCAGCATGGCTGCATACCGATTTCTCTTCTTAAAGTCTTTCTTAGTCTTTTCGAAATCGTCATTCATTACTTAACTTCCGTATTCCTTCTTGAGAGCTTCTAGGCTTACCCACTGTGGATCGTAGTGTCCGTCTTCGACTTCCCGCTTAATGACAACTCCACGCCACCAAAGCTTGTTGACTTCCCCAGCCCAACCAGAATTATAATCTTGTCCAACACCTGCGACGAGACCCATAATCCGCTTGCCGCTAACAGTAGTCCTGACAGCATAGTCAGTGACGTGTATATGTCCACATGTGCAGGAAACAAACTCCTTAGTAAGGAGAGAATATGCAGGATGCTCACCCCCCACAGGACGACCCATAACCCCTGAAACAAAATAGTGAGCGTAATGCACACCATCAACCTCAGTAATTCCCGGAGTACCACCTTCATATTCTACGATCTCATCATAGTTTCGTTTAAGGTCAAAATCATGAAACCCAATAGTTCCATCAAGTTCGGGCTGCATATCAACAGCTTTCTTAAGTCTGTATTCATGATTGCCCTCCGTGAAAATAGCATAGGGTCTCTTCTTCTTTGCTTTACGAACTGGTTCCCAGAGACGTTCATCGAACTCCAGTCCAGCGTTGATATCCTTCTTGAATGTACGACCCCAGAAAGACTTCTTACCCCTGTCATAACCAGCCATAGAAGCCATGTCGAACATGTCACCTAGGTTGACTACCACGTCAGGCTTGAGGTCTAGAATGAGCTTCCCAATCCAATCGGCTCTATCGTTGTTGTGATCAGGATGTGCATGAGGGTCGGGAATTACCAGATGAATACGACCCATTAGTTTGTCACTTTATACTTAGACATATTATTCCTTTTCAATAATTTTTTGTTCAGAGAAGGGGACTACCGATAGGTCTCCACCACCTTCACCGTTATCAATATCTGAAGTTCCTGCCTTACCCTTACCACTACCTTTCTGGATAATTACCAGACCAGACTTGAGCTTCTTCAAAATGTTGGAAGCCTCTGCCTTATTCTCTGGTGTGTTCTCCATTGACAGTAGTCGTGGTCTAGTCTCTCCTCTTATGTACACTAGGACATAGATGGGGTCAGTGATTTGTACATGAACCACACGGGCTTGATCGAAGTCTACCTGTTCCATTGGTACTGCATACCCTAGATACTCAGGCACCCTAGTCGTCACTACCCAATAACAAAGATAGGCAAGTGGGACTAGGACTGCATACTTGGGTTTGAGGTAGGACAATAGGGCAGTCAGGACCATAAGCCCCACAACAATTACTGGGGTCATTCTTTCACCAATGTCGTGTATGTGTCGTCTTGTGACACCACGTTTCCTTTCTCATCGAGTTCGAAGTTAAGGATAGTCTTCTCTTCTCCTTCACCTGTGAGGTCCACAGTCTTCTCTACGATCTCCTTGTAAGGGTTGAGCCTACGAATAGTAACCTTGGGGTTCTCTGTGTCTCCTGAGTTGTTCTTGAACATCATGACGTTGACAGTGTATGTACCGGGGATGATCTTACGAAGAGTAATAACCTCGCGTCTCGTAGGGTTTGATACCCCGTCGACCATATTGTTAATACCCTTGTCGTCTCTGTCGAGTGTGATCAATCCAGAGTCAGGATGTTTGAAATATACTAGGTTGTTACTGCCGGGACCAGAGACCCAGAGGTCAATGTCGTTCCGACTTCCGTCTTTCCACTGTAGCTCTACGATGTATTCGGCAGGGTCAACGATATTACCTTTGTTGTTTTCATCAGCCATCTTCAGTGCTGCCAAGACAAACAGAGAGGCGAATGCCAGTAGCATACACGTCTGAAAGTCAAGGAAGCTAAGAAGGTACTTCTTCATTCGGTACTCCCCGTGATAAAGAAGTTCTGTACTCTGAGGAGGATGCTAGCAATCAGTGCCATCGCTGTAGTCGTAGTGGCGATAGCCATACCTTCTGTCACCTGAGTGATAGAACCTTTGATGTCACCAAAGTCTAGTGAACCAAAGAGGATCTTCATACCGACCACAGTTCCCACAAGGCCGATACCCAGAATGATGTCAGGAACCCAACTGACAAACCCAGCATTAATCCTCCCCTTGAAAGTCCCATAGCCAAGATAACCACTGACAAGAACATATACAGCGGCAATAACGAGAGATAGGTGAGTAGGATCATTTACAATAAGCCAGTTCAGTCCGTCATAAAATTGGTATAGGTATGCAATAATGAATGCTGTTGCTGAATTAAATAGTAGCCATCTCTTCATTTGAACCAGTCCTCTGGAATGTTTTCACGACCTATGCAGTATTCAAAACCATTCTTCTCTGCCCAATCGCTTTGTCTCATATAAGTCCCATCCACACGTCTAGGACCACATTTACCGTTTGTATGAAAGACAATGAAAATCGTAATACTTGGGTGTTGCTTCTTTACTGCAATCATCTTCTGTTTGACTGCACTATCGAAAGCCCTACCGTTACCCTTATATTCCACGTACACTGTGGTGCCATCCTCCTTAGTCACAACATAATCTGGAATGTAGTTGTGGTTAGTGGTGTAGGGGAGTTTATGAGTTTCATATGTCACCTTGGGAACCATATCCTTGATTACCTCAAAGCACTTCTGTTCACTTGGATTCTTGAATTTCCTTTTAGTTATTAGGTGGCCTCCATAATATTGGTTGTTTCAAATTATCGTCCCAATCAGATGCCCTCAATATACGGGCCATACGAGCCTGCTGGAGAGCATAGTCTTCTGTGTAGCCTGCCTTATCAAAGGCTTTCATTACTGCCTCCCACGAGGGCTCCTTGAGGATCTTATGGGCTGCTACTGGACCTACTCCCTTGATACCTCCATAGCCATCGATTGCATCACCAATGAGTGTCTGGTAGAGGTGGTAGTAGTCTGCCTGTTCCACTGAGATGTCTTGAATGCCAAGTTCAGTATCCTTAAAATATTTTCCGGGAATGGTCTTGAGGTCTTTGTCAATAGAGACAATGATTGTGTCATCCCATGTAGTGGCTAGAATACCCATGACATCATCTGCCTCTAGGTTGGGATAGACGATTGCACCCTCGTCAATAAGATCTTGACGGAGCTTCTTTAGTAGGATTGGTCTACGTAGGTTGGAGCGTTTCCCCTTATATGTTCCTGCTAGATCACGACGGAAGTTAGAAACGTCCGAAAGACACAGATGTAACTCTGTGCCCTTCAGATGATTCATGTACCAGTCGAGCTTCTCTTTCATGGTCCTCTTGACTTTCTTTTCGTCAACAAACCATGTCCAATAACCCGGCTCTACTTCTTTTGCTTCTTCGTGAAATGCAGCTGATGTGTAGATTAGAATGTCTGTGTCAATCAGCAGCTTCAATTATTACACTTTCAATTGTCGAGAACTTACCCTCTCGTTTGAAACCCTCGAACAGTCCCTGAGCAAAACTCTCGGGATCATTCACATCGTCGAAGACTTGGAACTCCTCCCAGAAGTTATCTGGGGTGAGTCCTGACAGATAGACCGTAAGAAGTTCAAGGTCGTATTCAATAAAATATTCAGTGTACATTTTGTTTACCTATTAAAAAGGAATCTTATCGTCTAGGTCGTTAGTAAAGATGCTCTTCTTGTTTTCCTTGACAGGAGTATCATCAGAGGTAGGAGGTGCACCCGGAACAAAGAGGATGTGTTCAAGGACATTGATGTTCTCAAGTCGATGACCCTTACCCTTCGCTGTGTCGTAGTATGAGTAGTTGACCAGTACCAAGGACTCGTTACCGATGAGTAGTTCCGTATTCTCACGAGTGTTAATCTCACCGTGGATTTCGTTACCATCCTTGTCGATACGCTTGATACCGTCCTTCTCTGCCTTAGAGTACTGACGAACCTTAGCACCCTCAGCATTCACATAACCCACACGGACCTTACCAGTGATCTCTGGTGGGGTGAAGAACACTACCTCATCCTTGATTGTCTTCTTGGCAGGACGACGGAAGGTCACATAGTTCTTACCCTCGTTGTCCGTCTTCTCCGTAACCTGTAGACCAGTCTTACGGAACTTCTCCCACTCCTCATCATTGGCAGGGTAGAAGTTAATCTTCCAATTTTCTGCACCACTAAAAACATCAGGCTCATAAACCTGTGCCCACTTGATAGTACCCTTAAGTGTCTGATATGCCGTAGCCAATATATAGTTCTCCTAAATTGTTAAGATTAAAAGTTGTCGTCAAAGTTGGTAGTATTAATAGCAGGTGTGTCTGTATTCAGACCTCGGAACAGTCGTCTAAGATCTTCATCTGCTGTGTCACGGAGGTTGATACCGGGCTCATTCCGTCCCCATGTACCGTTAGTGTTAATACCAGTAGTGGGGGTAAGGATAGGACGGGTACCACTGAGGGTCGCCCTTCGGAAGTCT